TCATTCAATAACGGGAGCACTTACTATGCCTTTCTCTCTAGGATGGGTCTTCTCCAGAACCTTCTTAAGCTTCGAGCTCTTGACCTCTATGTAAATCTGCGTTGTATCAAGCGACTTATGGCGAAGAAGCTCTTGGATGCACCTTATATCGGCCCCGTTGTCATATAGATGGGTTCCGCATGTGTGTCGCAAGCTGTGAGCATCTGTCTTGCGTTTGATCTTGGCTATACGGGCATATTTCTGAACGATGTGCGCAGGCATACCCGGATCTAGGGTTTTCCCCGCGTTAGACAAGAAGAGTGTCTCCTCAAGTTCGTTCTTCACAAGCTTAGGTCGGGCGTTAGTGATATACTCTTCCAGATATAACGCAGCAACTTTACCTATCGGTACGGTCTGATCTCCTCCGCCTTTTGGATGGCGAATACGGACGAGCCTATTTGGTAGATCGACATCCTTCACCAAAAGAAGCCTTGATTCGGTATTACGGATACCGCATGAGTAATATAGCTCCATAAGAGCTTTGTCCCTTAAGCCTAATGTGGTCTCCGGATCGGGTGCATTCAAAAGACGTATCATTTCCCTCTCGCTCATTACCTCCCTTACCCTGTGCCTTGGAGGATTCTTTACCCTGATATGGCTCGTAGGATCATAGAGATAATGCTTTTCCCGCACTAGGAATCTGAAGAACATCATGATCCCGATAATCTTGTGGTTCTGCGTGGATAGCGATAACCTTCTGTCTCTGAATTTCACCGATGCAAGGTATATATGAAATTGCGTGACAGTCTCCGGGTTCACTTCTGACAGCTTCTCAATGGATTTCTCCTGAAGGTACTTGAAAAATCCTTTCAGATATACTATATAGGTCTCTATAGTCCGGTCCGAATAGCCGGAAGTCATCATGTAGACCTTATAATCAGCCAGTTCTTTTATACCTATATTTTCCACAAGGCACTCCCGTACAAGGTCACAAGGTCAGGCTTCGATTTTCTATCCATAGTATTTACAGTTGGTTATGAAGTTTCTACCTTGTGACTTTGAATTCACAAGGTTCCACAAGGTCAAGCTTTAGCCTGTATTCCATGGTCTTCCCGTTGGATCCGGCTATAAGCTCAACATATTTTGCCTCTACAAGCTCCTTTAATACGCCTCTTACCTCGTTGTCGGTTATGTGGGAGAAGGCCATAAGGTCTTTTCTAGTGAACGTTGCCCCTTCCTTGGATATCTTATGGGCAGCCGCCTTCTCTCGTATAAACTCCTCTATGCCCCTTAATATCTCCAGCGTTTCGCTGCGGAGCTGGCAATTCATCCTTACGACGGCCTTCATGAGATTATTGGCTATCTCGATATCTAAAGAGTCTACCTCTATATATTCGGCTTCCGTCTCCTGGAACCGCTTTACCTCTTTATGATATTGCCTTAAGAGACATACCGCTTTGATTAAGGATAAGTATCTCGGCTGAAATATCGCGGCGCCCTTTGTTTCGTCAGAGCATTCAATTTCTTTTACATACGGATTTATTATGGTGTAGGGCTTTAATAGCCTCTGGCTATTCCTGTGTTTCCGCTTGATGTTTTCCGCTTTCTTCTCGCGAAGTATCCCACGGAGAGTCTCGTCGTCCCTTTGTTGTAATAATACTTTCTTTGTCTGATCCAACGATTCCTCCATCCTTAATATAAGGAAGTGGCTCGATAGCTTCTTTATTATCTTGGGATCGGAGGCGCTCACCATGATGGATACGGGGCCCTTGACCTTATAGTCATGGCTTCGAAGCTTCCCCGTCTCGGGACTCTTGTGGGTTACGGAATATGAGAGCCCCCTATTTTGAAGACTCGCCAGGATATAGTCGAGCTCCTTCAAGGAGCCCTCATCATCTATCACGAGCATCCTGTTCTTTAAGGATAATTCATCCCTATAGAACAATACTTGAGGTGACAGTTTCGTAAAACGCTCCAAGTCCTGTTCCGGCACCGTATCTAATAAGGCGTCCTTAATGGCATCTTTTTGAGAGGAGACGCCTCCTACTAACATTATGGATAACGGGTGCGTAAGCTTCCTTGATATGAGCGAAAGATAACCTGTCAGAACATTCGTCTCTTCCCCTACTATGCCAAGGTCGGAGAAGTCCTTTAGGATCTCGGAAGTAATATCATCTGAGCGCAGGAACTTCATGGCCTCGTCTTTTTCGTGAGGCAGCATGTCCTGAAACTTCTCTTTCTTTTCTAATATTATCTTTGCCTGTCTATCTTCAAGATCATCCGTGATTCTTAGTAGATCCTGGAACAAAAACCCCTGGTCAAGACGAATGAGTTTCCTTGCCATGGTAACGAAATTCCTACGCTGGCGCTCGGCGTATAAGTCTATCGTGTCCAGGTGCCATAAGCCCTGGTGAGTGGCTTTAAGATTTATGCGTAGGCAATCTAATCTGAAAGGATCAAGTCTTCTTACTCGATAACGCCTATCTTCGAACTCATAGAATATCTCCTCGCCTCTTTCCTCTATAATAGGCTCTGCCATATCTATCTTTGGCTCTTTGACCAAAGATAGGCAATAGTCTCGCTTTAGGCCCTCCACCACAAGCCTAGAGAGTGAGCTCGATTCTATATCTATATAACCTACGGCAATTCCTTGGGACTTGATCTTTTTGGAGAATTTCTGAAGGTTATGGTTAGCGACAAGAAGAGTAACGGACTTAGTTTGATATTTCTCGAATATCTTAAGATGGGCATCGTTTAAGGTATCGCCTATCAAGCCGGCGGTTTCCCTCAAACCGATGGAATATAGCAGTAGTGCATTTAGGATCGAGTCTGTAAGATATATCTCCTTGGAAGCCTTCAATGCCTCGATGTTAAAGAGCGCTTCATTGCCGGGAAGGAATTTTTCCTTGTTGTCTGCAAGACTAACGCCCATTACACTCGCGAAGGTCTTCCCCTCTGATCTTATGGGAACGATAAGCGATTCACTGAGTGTCTCGTTGAGGTTATCATCCAGGATGCCGAGCCTCTTTAGCTTGTTAAAGGTCTCCTGGTCGTCAGGAAGGGCCGCGGCAAGATTTCCGCTAAACCCGAGCTTGAAATTTATACATGTCTCTTGGCTATATAGCCCGATCTTTTTTAAATACGCCTGAATTCTCTGGTCATCGAATAGTCTTGTATGGTAGAAATGAATGATGCGGTCTAAGAGCTCGCGGTCTTCGTATTTCACATTGCCTCCGTTGATATGGGAATAATTTATTCCCATATCAATTATACCATTTACCACGATTAAGTCAAGCAAATAGGGAATAATTTATTCCCGTTGACAGTTTTATTCCCATTATATAAACTTGATGTATGAAAACTACGGTCTTAGGCGAAATGCTAAGAGCTCGCAGAAAAGAGCTTAAACTCACTATTGATGACTTGGCAAAACAGGTCGGTGTAGACAGAACATACATTGGCAAAATCGAGAAACAAGGTATTCTGCCTCTGCCCAGAGTTCTGACTAAGATCATCAAACGTCTTAATGATAATCCTATTAAATACATACGAGTTTATAAAACCCTTAAAGTTAACCGTGCACTGTCAACCGTAAAACAAAAAATACTGCCTGAAAAGTTTTAATTTCCTCTCCCTTCTCTACAAAACTCACTCTCCATAAAATCCATAATATACATGCAACCGATTAGCCCCTTATATCCCCGTGGCTTCATAATAAGAAAGGGAACCTTTTTCGTCTGAAAATGGTTGTATGAATTTGCCTGGCACATCCCATCTACAAAGAACTTAATTTTAACCAGTCTTTTCTCTTTTGCCTTTTCGAACAACACGGGCATTTCGAGCCTGAACAATACCAGTACGCCGTTTACTATGACCGGTTCTTTGATCTTGCGAATCCATTTGGGATTTTGTTTTCCGTATTTGACTTCGACGGCGTATTTCGCGTGGTGGACATCTTCGCAGGATTCGGAATAGTTTATTCTAATCCTTCTTTTGCCTCCAAGAATCTTGGCTACCTGTCTTTCGGCGTCTTTCCAGCCTGTCACCCAATCACCGCGGCCTTTAAGATCTGCTCCACAAACGCGGGGACTTCATTACCGGCTATTTTCCCCGAGCTGGCTAGTACCTTGATAAGCGTTTCCCGAGTAACGGTAACGTCCGTCAGCTTTACTATTCTTAATCCCTGCCTTGCGAGAGCTTTCATTACGCCAGAATTGTCCATGAGTTCTTTTGTGATCCAGCTGTAATCCGGCTCCTTCACCTCTTGCGCCTCTTTAGTCCTTAGATTCTTTTTTGCCACTTGTTACCTCCTTTATGTAGTGTTCGATTTCCTTAGCGGCCTTGTCTATCTGGGTTTGCCATGCCTCTTTAGTAAACGCTGCCCCACACACAAAACAGTGCGAGTGTTCCTTCCGGTACTTCCATGCTACTGGCGACGGATAGAAGTATTTACTTAGGATTTTCTTGAGCACGCTGTCTCCTTACGGCATCTTCTAAAGTGATGGTCACGAGCAATTTCAAGGTTTCGCTCCAGGCCATAGCGAGCGATGAAAGCATTGCGGCCAAGCACTCCTGCCTCTTGATGGTGATAACGACACAATGGGATGCGATTTTCTGGACAACAACAACCCTGTCCGGCATTGTTATTGCCCTTGGACCCCATTCCCCTGGCAAAGATCTCATGATTCTCAGCAGGCTCTCTACAGATTTCGCAGAAGATGTGGGTTCGCTCATAGTAATCCTTATACTCTTGTGCCTTCTTGCCCAGCATTTCGCTTCCTCGGTAGTTTTCTCTTATAGCGGCATGGCCTTAGTGCGCTAAAATCCATCCGCTTCTCCGGATTAGAACAATTAAATTGTAAAGAGCAGTTGGAGCATACAAATTCGATCACTTTCTTACGAGCCTGCTCAAAGTTCACGGCCACTCCTTGACGCTCTTCTCGCGCATGTCGGTAATCATGATCTCAACTGTTCGCACCCGGGATTCATTATTGTATTTTTTGAAGGTCTTTAGCATGACGATAAGATATGAGAGATGGGTTCTATTTTCGTTAGTGATACAACTAACTTCCTGAGAGTATTTTCCGGATAGGCCTCGCATATTACTTCTGACATCTTCTGGCGCCACCTCTTTCTGCCGTTCGGGTAGACCTCTCCATTCTTTCATCCTGAAAGGTTCAGACGGTAATGGCCGATACTTCAAACCGTTAAGGGCATAGTCGTATGTCCAATAGTGACACGCTTCTTCCAATTGCTCTTGGGTAAGACGGCCTTCCATTCGATCCTGGTAAAGTTCTATCAACATCTTTACTTCCTCCGGTTGACGTGACGAATCGGGCAGGTTCATTTCTTCCCCCAGTTTTTCATCTTGCTAGCCAGGCCCTTGTCATTATTGTAGTAGCCCTCGATCTTCGACCTGCGAAAGAGCGTAGTCGGTCTAAGGTATGGCTCCATCGTCTCGTCGCCTAACCACCTCTCGCACTGGTTTTCTATGACCTTAAGAAGCATCTCTTTCGTATAGCCCTCTTTTAGCCTGGCGGTTATCAACAACTGGTTATCCTTGGACTGCCACCGATATTGTTTGCCGGATAAAGTATTAAGGCGTGCCAGCACTTCTTTTACTGTCTCGAGATATTTATTTGTCTCTTTCTGGGTGAGCTCCTGAGCACTCCTGAGCTCTCCGGAGGTCTCAAGAATATCCAGGACGTTCTGACTGCGCTTTCGATTGGACCATTCATCCGAATAGCCATTGGCAAGCCGCGGACAGAATAAGACCTCATCCTTTTCTAAAACGAATAACTCAAGGTTAATGGCGCGCTTTAATGCCTTGTCCACTACCTCGGGCTTTTCGTTCAGAAAGAACGCTATATCAGTAGCGTTGTATTTAGATAACGGAAGACGCCCGTACTTACCCTCTTTACCGATAATCTCAAGGCAGTAAAAGAACATCGCATACCCAACACTGCCAAATTCCCGGCATAACTTCTGAATCTTGATATCGGTGTGAGCGTCTACACGGTGTTTAAACCATTTCATCTCACCCCTCGATTATCGCGATGACGTCACTTTCTTTTATAAATACGGCCTCCGTGTTATTTATTGGAATCGATTGTCCGGACTGCGGCATAGCGACAACCCTAGAGCCGACAACGATCTTCTCGACTTCTTCGCCAACTGCAAGCACCTCGACAACTTCTTCTTCCTTCTGGGCCGTGTCGGGAAGCACTATGCCTGATTTTTGCGTAGCTTTCTCGACCTTGACTAATATCCAATTCTTTACGGGCTTTATCATCGCTCTATTTCCTTTCAGCTTTATTGCGCAGAAACGGAGGGACCTCGTCTACGACATCCGCCGGTTCCTGATCGTCATCGGGAAGATAATCAACAACCTTATTTCCCATGGCGCCGTCCGGCTTAGGCCCTTTACTGACCGTGATCCAGAGTTTCCTGCCTTCGCAAGCCGATAGTATTCTTTTGAACACCTCGCTGCTTGTGTCCATGTCCGGCTGTTCCGCTACCTGTACGCCGCAGGTATTGACGAATGTAGCGAGTCTCCACTGCGCCTTCTCCGTGAGCGGAAAGAAATCCGACAGGGTAGCCCCTATCTCTTCGTTACCTTCGGGGCCGATGATCTCGTACTCGAAGATAACGCAGTCGTTCTTATTGGCCGAGACATAATCCTTCCAGGAATTAACAACTACGTGGTAGGTGTTTGGCTCGACTACTCTATTCCTTGAGTTTTTCCATGACATTTTTGGCATCTCTATTCCTCCTTTAAGCCTGCTTTAGGTTTTTTCTGCACTCGGTGTCCAAGCGGTGAAGTAATTTCTCCCACCGGACCAAGACACGGTGCTTCCAGTTATCACATGGGACATGCCTCTCGACATCGCACGAGCAAGCATTTGAAGCCTCTATCATCCTGTCGGTGGCTTCGTCATACATGCGTCCTATTCGCTTCAATTTGGACACAGTCCACCCGCCCTTTCGTATAATCTTGCTGATGCAAGAACTTGCCAGATCCATGCTCGTATCCTTTCTAAGCAAAGTTATATGCCTCCTTAGGTTTAAGCCACCTGGCCACTTTAAGACGCAGCTCATCGAGTGGATCCTGAAAGCTTGCGCCTTCGTCCATCTCGATTACCTGATTGACACGCCAGAATTTGATCTTTCGTATAGCGCTGGCCATGGTATTAGCCCAGTTGGGAACTTGCATATAATACTGATATGTCTGTTGTTGGGCAGTCGCGGCGCCCTGCCAGATAGCGCCCAAAGTTGCGGTGGTTGTACTTATATCGTTACATGGTATTGCCGAACCCACCTGCCAACCGCTACCTGCGGTCATACTCTCCGTAAGGTGGCGGTAGGCATCAAGCTGTGTGCTTGTCATGCTTAGGGTGGCCATCCTTAGACCTTCTGGGTTATCTTCTTCTCAATGTTGTAGTTCACATTGGGAAGTTTCTCGGTGAGCATGTTATATATTTCTTTCATGTTCACGAGCTCATTGCAGAAGCGGTCTTCCATCTTCTTATGGAAATCTTTAAGGCTCGCCACAAGCTCCTGGCGCTGTTCTTCCTTGAACTTAGCTATATGCTCTGAGAACTCTTTGTTGAGTCTCGCCTTCTCGTTTTCGAGCTCGATCTTCATCTTCTCTTCGTTTAAGCGCTGCATGTGCTTGATCTCTTCGGCCTCTAAGCGCTTTTTGAGTTTTACGTCCTCAAGCTCCTCTTTTGTCGCGCGAAGGGCTTTCAGCGTCTTCTCGTACTCGCCCTGCAACTCCGCTACATCCGTCTTCTTAATGAACAGGCTCATTAACCCCATTGGATTTCTCCTCCTTTTTTGCGTAGTTAAATCCTTTTATCTTCGCGATTATATTGGGTAGGTTCGGCTCTTCGAACTCATCCACCCCTTTAAATTGGCACTTGGCCATGATCTTAGTTGTGCCAACAAACCTAATGAAACGGTCACCGGTCTTCTCATATACCTCCAGGCGACCTACAGCGTCTACCTTGCCGCAGATGTCTATGGTGATTTTTGGGTAGAGCTTTGGATAAGTTTTTGTTATGACACCTCCTTCCGTTCTTTCGATATCAATTGGATATTCCCAAGCATTAAATATGACGTTCATATTCCGCTCGGTTGTAAGATCCCGGAAGAGCGTGAGATACTCTTTCATCTTGGTCGAGGTATCCCCGTGTTCTTTTACCTCCGGGAAATCTTTTCCGCGCCCTTCATAGATAACTCTTAATATCCAGTCCTGCATCTCCGATATGTTATCTATGACCGCGTTCTTGTAGGGGTGGGCTTCGCATCGCAGATACTGATAGAATTTCTCGAGCTGCGCGAGATCCTCTTTGAGGTTAAACACGTGGTGGCCGCTACCAAGCAATGGACCGTAGCCTGCCTCGGTGTTTACGATAATGGTCTCGTCTACCGGAAGGGTGCCGGCAAGATGAGTCTTTCCCCTACCGGGATCCCCGTATATAATCATGGAGATCCCCCTATCTATCGTGGAGCCCATCGGTTTAATGCCTTCGTAAAGCTTGCTTACCTTAGCCATTTATTCTCCTTTCTGTTGGTTCTTCTCTTTCTTTTCTTCTTTCATATAAGGTGCTTATAAGTTCTTGGTCGGGCTTATCCTCCCAGCAGATCTTTTTATAGGGACATTCGGAGTTATAGGAGTAGCAGTTATCGGTATTGCGGAACCAGTCGTTATGACGTATCCTTCTTCGCATCTCCCGGGCAAGCTTCACCATATCAAGCTCATACTCGGATATCTCTTTCGCGGAACGATACGAGTAGAACCTCTCATAATAGAGCTGCTTCTTATCGTCTCGTGAATAGTCGGCATAGATCCTTTTGGCAAAGTCTTCGGTCTTTTCACTTGTGCCCTTACGCAGAAGCGGGCGCTTGATGGTGTCGTAGACAATTCCCTGGATCTTTTTGTCTTCCTGTTTTTCTATACCGTAGATATAGCCGGCTGCCTGGTAAGAGACGCCCGCCCTATTCTGGAAAGCCCTTCTATCTAAAGAGGTAGTCTTTACTTCCCTTACCCACCATTTCCCGTTTCGTTCGACAAGCCCGTCTACCCTGCCTGTTAAACGAACGCCTCTTAAATTCGCGAGGCGAACCTTGAATTTCATCTCGGGGAAACATTTCGTGAACTCCATCTCGTTAAAAGGATAGTTGTGCCACATCCCAAGGACCGTATATTTATCAACGATCATGTTTTCTACTTCTACTGGATCGACAGAGCTCTGCATGGCCTTGTCAAATGTGGTGTGGATAAACTTGTCTATCTCTTCTTTGGAAGAGTTATTGAAGTACATTTCGAAGCAGGGATGGACAATGCTGCCTACAGTAATGGCGCGGGATACCTTCTTAGGGGAAAGCCCCAGGATGACCCTGTAGTAATACCTTTTCCAGCAGTTCCTAGCGTCAGCGCTACTGGTGTAGCTTAGTTCCAGCATTTGCTACCTCTATTCTTTTGGCCTCGTTATACATGTCGAGGACGCCGTCGAAGTAACCGGCTTTGCGGGCCTCGTCCTTCTCCTCTATCTTTACCTTGCGCAACAACTCGTCTCTTTTTTCTTCCAGCGTCATATGGTCCTTTCGGGAAATAAAAAGGACGCTACCCGCGAGGCTTTTTTAGCCCAACGGATAGCGCCCTGTGCATACCACTCGAACGCTACATCTACTCCAAAATTAAAAAGGCCCTTCTACCTTATCCGCCCGATCCTACAGGTCAGCGGACACGGCAAAGAGCCTTGAGCCTTCCTCCTATATAAAAAATGACACGTAGCCCCTGAATAGAGTCATGTGTCAAATATGGTTTCTTGGTCATTCTATATCTCGCTTTCGTGTCGTAAGTATACATGGGCTTTTTCAAAAACCCAAATCTCACGACATAGAATTTTAAAGATTATTCGGTTCTTCCAGGTCTTCGGCCTTATAGTGGATAGATACTTCCATATCGGCAATACCCCCTTTGGATATCACGAACTCAAGTCTGCCGAATTCTATCCCCTCCTTCTTTACTATCCTGGATAAACCGTCAACCATGTCTCTAAGAGCCGCTTTTTTGACAGAAAGATCTTTGCGCATCGCTTCCCCCGAGTTTTCTACAAAAAAGAGGCATCAGCTATTAGCCCGCATACACCATGGGCTATATAGATAATGCCTCCGCTTTCCGGCCAGCCTATCTTATTTTAGATCCCGTTTATCTTTCCATTATAATCTTGGCGTTTATAATGGCTTGAAACATCTACATCCGTTATCCCATCATCCCGGTCTCCAAATCTTAAAACAATTACCGCGAACTTAAGGTTGAACCTGGTCTGCAACATCTTGCCCTTCCTGAAGAAATAGTCTTTAACGTCCTTGTCATCATGTCTTTCTTTCCCTTGTCCGGCCAGGTCGCCGTTTACTTTTTTTACCATTGGACTCCTTAGTGATTAAACACATATACCTTGCCCTCTTTTTCCTCGACCCTAATATCCATGTTAAATTTTTTTCCTAACCTCTTTAATGACCTTTTAGCGCTCATTAGGTTAGGATACCCGAGCTGGTAGAGAGTTTTTTGAATGGTCTGGGTAGAAGATAGCTTCTTTATATCTTCTATTATTAACGACTTCTCCATCCACGGTTGCCTCTCGACAACTTCGAATTTCGCTTTCCCTTCCAGCATTATTATTCATCACTCTTTTTGAATATGTATAATACGCCGTCTTTTTCCGCGACTTTTATCATGGGCATATTATATTTTTTCCCGATAGCGCGCAGAGAGTTTCTGGCGCTCTGTATATTCGCATACCCTAAGTCCGCAAGCGAACTCCTAACGGGTTGTTTATTCGGCAGAGTTTTTAGGAATTCCATCAGGTCGATAACGGTTGTGGAATAAGTCTTCTGCATCTTGAATTCCATCCACGGCTCCATCTCGACAACCTCGAACTTGGTCTTCGGCTTCTTGGACGGTTTAATACTGGCTGCCGGCACATCCATCCCCATAGCTTTATGTATCTTGGCAAGCGTCTCACCCTGTATATGGGTAAAACCTTTTTCGATCTTCGCGACCGTGCCAGTCTTTAACCCGGCCTTGTCAGCGAACTTCCTTAATGAGATTTTATTCTCCTCCCGGTACTTCTTTACTATTTCCGATATGTTCGCGCTCACTTACTGCCCCCTTTCTGTTTTCGCCATTTTCAGGCATTTGCTTTGGAACTCTGTTAAAAATATGTATGACGTCGTCCTTTTTTCTCTTTATACTTATATCCAGCCCCATCTTTTTAGCGTAATTCACGATCTTGGCTCTTAGCGTAATAAAGTCTGCATAGTCTTCTCCTATGCTTATATCCGCAAATGAAGTCTTTATAACTCTATACTCGCCCTGGGTGTGAAGAATCTTCAGGCAATCGAGAATGTTTATTACCCAAGGAGAAGGCGGCTTTCCCTTGGAGTACATCCAGGACTCCATCTCCGCAAGTTCAAAGCGCCCAACCTTCTTCCTTAGTATGATCTCGCTTCCGCAAACATAGTAATGAAGCGAGCCTACCGCCGATTCAGCCACCTTGCACCATCTTTTATAGATGTTGCTTTTGGCCTCGAGATTGCCGAGCGTTATAAAAAGAGGGCAATATGACGTATCCCATCTGCCACGGAAGCTGCATATGCCGCAATTGGATAGCCCTATACCGCCAGCGCAGTTACGCCAGTTGCATTTCCAGGCCCGCGAGTCTTCTGGCGCGACCTTATAGTCTATCCGCTTATAGGGAATCGGCGTCATTTCTTTAAGATCTCCAACAAGAGTTTCTTTAGATCCGCTACGGAAAATGGTTTATCTATATAAAAATCAGCTCCCAGCTCTTTTGCTATACGCTCATCCTCTTTTGAGCCGGAACCCGTGATAATGATTACCACGCTGGATCGGTCCATAGCCTTTATCTTCTTTAAGACTTCCAGACCGTATATGTCCCCCAAATATAGATCGAGCATAACGATCTCGTGTCGTTCAACGCTAAACGCATCCAAGCCGCCCTGGCCTGTCAATGCATATGTCACCTTGTAGCCCCTCGCATCGAAGAAATCTTTCAGCATCTCGCATATATCCACCTCGTCATCTATTATCAATATCTTTGTTATATCCTTCACTGTATGCCCCACGCTTCCGGCATCTGCCACACATGAAAACAGTTCCTGTGGATATTCACGTAATCTTCTTTCTTAGGCATAACCATCATGCAGTCTACATCGCCAAAGAAATGCTCCTTTACCTCAAGTATCTCTTCCCATGACGGATAACGGTCTTCTCTTGATATAGAAACGTGCTTTAATGCTCCCCACTTCGGAGTATTGTCTATAGTCTTTATGACACCTATACCGCACTTCGTGACAAACGCTTCCGCATCATGCGAATCAGTAGGTACGGGCATCCCCAGCCTTACTTTATTAAATTTCATCATCAAGCATTGCCCTTATGGCTGTCCAATTTATTCTTTTCATTTCCTTTAATAGGGCCACGATCTTAGCATGGCACCGGTTTGCCTCTTTTAATGTGCTATACCTTTTACAATATATGCTAGTCATATCATGGGGTGGGAAGACCATGGTCTCGAAGATAAGTATCCTTCCTCCAAAACCATGATCCAGGCCAAGCCATACCGTCGATACTCTGAATCCGTATTTGACGGTATCTAACCCCACCCGTCTGTAATTTAGGTCTTCGAGAAGACGAGCCCACTCCATAAGTGGTATAAGCTTACCGTATTTATCCCAGTGGCCAACATGCCATACAGGGAAAGGTTTCTTTTCTATAAACTTCTTTACTCTATTCATGCGTCTACCCTGCTTCGCAGATAACTCTTTACGAAATGCCGCGCCGTCTCTTTCGCGTCTTCCGGCGTAACGCCAAAATGGACTCCTTCAGGATGATCTCTGATAACTTTTTTTAGACATTCCACACAGATGGGCTTTTTTTCGAGGTTATGGACCATTATCCATATTTTTCTATAACAACTACCGCAGGAAACAAGGAAGGATTTTTTGAGGATCTCGGGAGGCGGAGTGAAATGTGTCGCATCCGCGCCTATTACGTATTCTTTATTATCCATTGGCACCTCTAGTAAATATTTGTCAAGGCCCTCGTGGCAAAAAAATAGCCCTTCATCACCTTGTTTGATAGGGTGATAAGGGTAAAACACCACTGTCATCTCGTTTATATGCTCGTATCATATTTTAGGAAATCGCAGACCGCCTCTATTACACGTTTTCGTAGCTCTTTTTTCATATGCAGCGTCATCCAAAATGCCCTGTTAATCCTGGAAGACGACGCATACGGCTTATTGCATTTTCTCCTAACCTCTTTAAACGTCTCATTAATAATGATCGCCATGTCGCTGTTAACCCGGTAATGTATGCTTTCAGACTGTTTCGCCAAGCTTTCCTCCTTTTCCTAGTATAAATCCTACTATCTCTAAGTAAAGCAATACCTTGTGAGTTTTTTGTAACCTTCACGTGTTACAATCACCCCACGTTATGCACACGCTTGTGCCACAAACGTGGGCCCTGACAAATATCGAAATAGCTAATTATACGGGAAAAATAGCGACGGGGGTTTAAGGAAAGAAAATGGCAAGGCCTTTTTGAGTAGCTATTACATCAATAACCTCATCTTCCAAATCTTCAAAAGAAAAAACGGCTCTTTCCCTGTTACATTGGAAATCGTATTCGTTCCCCCTGTTATTACCATAGGAGGATTGTCTTTTAGAGACCGCGCATATCCTTCCTTCCAACCCTTATTGTATCCCCCATTGTAGATATGTTTATATATCATAATGGGGCCTCCTATAAGAACCACGGCTATGATAGCCACGCTTATAAAACGCCATAGGGAATGCGTGATCCAATTCACTATCGGCAATAACCAAATTGGCATAATCCTCCTTACTTATTCTTTTTAAATAGCTTGTCGAGACTCGCCTGTATCAACGGATGAAACACATACGTCAATAGCGAGGATATCGCTGCTACTAAGAACAGTCCTATTAAATAACGCATCTTTGCACCTCCTTCCTATATATAGGGGGTCTCATGAGATCTCCTGAGACAGGTCTTCCACTCTTTCCAGAATGGTATCCGCATGAAACTGCCCTATTGTATGCTTCAGCTTATCGTTCATATGCTCACGCGACACATAATTACCATGGTCGAAGGCCCCTATTATCTCGTGGCCAGCGCCTATGACAACCTTATATGGCGTTCCCTTTATCCGGCATATATGTATTTCCATCTTCTTAATCCCCTTCCGATACGCCTGCGCTTACAGCCCTTCTTGCGACACCCATTTGCGGATTCAACCAGTTTATATATCCGGAAGGACTCTTGTAATACTTCCTTGCTATGTTTTGGGATTCAGGAGACTTCGGATTAAGGCCCTCGAACGATCTCTTTAGTTTTTCCTGTTCCCAGCGCTTCTTCTGTTCAGCCTCTTGAACTTTAACAAGAAGTCCTGATTTACCAGGTGAAACCCTTCCTCCTGCTACCATAGGCAAGAGATACTCGCCTGGTGTCTTAAACCTACCTTGCTTAAATTCTATAGGCAGGGCAGAAGCTGAAAGCGAATGACCCATTCTATTCATGATATTATCGACATTGCTTGCCCCGGGCCAACTTATCTGCTCGTTTGCTATAGGGTCGTAATTCATCACCTGCTGCATCGTCTCTTTAATAACAGGATCAAGTTTATTGACGAACCATTTATAGGTACTCGTCTCATGATGTATACCTAAAGCCTTCCCCACAAACTCCGGCATAAGCTTAATAAGCTGTTCGAACTGCCGGCCTAGCGGCATATTGTAATAGAGCTTATCGCCGCTACCCGCCTTCCAGGGAAGCTCTATATCCGTCCTGTGTCCTTCGTCGTTCTCGAACGAAAAGTGGCCTGAGAGCGCAAGATTCACAAGGTTGCTCGCAAGCATCATACCGACAACTTGCTTGACTACGATTTCCTGATAAGTCTTCGCGACCTCATCTCTCATTTTAGGATTTATCACCTCATGCCTAAGCATACGAGGGCTGAACTTTTCGACTATAGGCAAAGCTCCTGTAATAAGCCGAAGCTGGGCCGTAGTATAACTTTTGGCGAAGAGTAACATTCCCATAAGAGCCCCGGTATCTCGTGACCATATTCTTTGGGGAAGATTACCCATTAAATCATTAGTGATTATGGAAGAGAGCTTGTCGGAGGTCTTCTGGTCGTATCCTTTTTTCTCGAACCTATTCGACATCTCAAGCCACACAGCATCCCCCATGAGATCCACGAAACTCCACACCCAGTTGTTGGTCCCGGCGTGTTCCATAGCAATCCACTTACCCATCTCTTTTAAGTGGTTCTTGGCATCTTTATCCCTAAAGTATTTATTCGCCTCCTCAGTCACATAATCCATGGCCTGATAGTTTAGTTCCCTGTCTCTGGTCCTGCCGCTCAACATCATGCGCTGTATAACTTCCGGCGAGGCTACTTGTTCAAGAGGATTCTTTTCTGATGTAAATAGCTTTGGTAGGGCTTTAGAGAATATTCCCCACCATCTCGGGAATCCCGCAACGACTATAGTCGGCAAAGCGTTATCTAGAGTCTGCGCGAATGGCTGCCACAAGAGGAACTGCTTTTCGATACCCTGGACTTTTTTAACATTCTGATACCACTTGGCTTTGGAAAGTCCGCTTGATTTATACAGATACATCATCTCTTTGGCGAGGGCCGGATTCATGAATGTCTCTTGTTCGGCGCCGGATGGCTGAACGAAGTTCCATTGGCGCATTACCTTGCCAACTTCGACATAGTTATATCGAGACCTGAGTTCTTCTGCGGATACTCCGTCTCTCCCCGGTATCACCATCAAGCCTATGCCGCCTCGAACAGGGTCTTTTATCTTCCTCATATCCTGGGCAAAGCTGTCGTAGGCAAGCCTCTTGTATCCATCCGAGATACGCCTTGCCACAAGATTCGAATAATCGTACTCAGGTACAAGGTTATATTTGGCGAGTTCCTGCTCGAACTCCTCTATAGTCTTGAACTCTTTTCTCTTTTCGAACCAGTCTCTCGCGCTGTCAGTAGAGCCAAAACCCTTAGACCACTTCATGGCGAGTTCCTCTTCGGTTGGAGTGCCGTGAAATGGGAAGTATCCGTTTACTCTTTTTTCATGCCATACGTTTAGATCTGCGTCGTTATTTACAAGATGCTTCCAATGGGTCTGGTCTATTAAGCCTTTCCAATAAAGCATTTCTTTAAAGACGTCCGGATAAAGCACTGCGAAATTATGGACAAAATCCGCGTCTTCTTTAGATATGCCCCTGGCAAGGCTCCACCGAAAGTAATTGAAATCGGGATCAAGCGGACTCTTCTCCGGGTCTGCCACAACAAGGCTGGACGTTTTAATCCAAAGCCGGGATTCTCTAATCGTGGCCTTTATGCTATCCATGAACTGATGAATGGAGTTGCGGATCTTCGATTCTTCCGCTTGGGCGGACTGTTGAGCTGCCGTTAGGTCTATTGATTTCCACTGGACAAGATTGTCAAGATAAGCAAATGGACGAGACAGAACATCTATTATTTTTTCTCTAAATGTCCTGGTAGCCGGTTTAGGATCGTTTTGCATCTCCTGGCGCGCTGTTTTTTGGAGCTGTTCTTTATTCATCTGGTAAATCGCGTCTTCCACTCCGGGTATAATTGGCTGTTTTAGTTTCCCGATGCCGGTATCTATCAACTCGGCCAAATTGTGTCTTGTAACCCAGCCTTCTGAGCCGTCCTTAATGTGATACTCCATAACGCCGTCTTTACCCGCTCTAACGTCTAAAATAGTTACGTCGCCTGAAAACGCTTTCGCTTTACCTATAACATCCGGTATGGACACGCTCTCGCTAAGAGTAAAGGTCTTACCTCTTAACTGCTCGGGCGTAACACCGCCATAATATGTTGGGCCAAACGCTCTTTTCTTTTTCTCGAAAGCTTCCGAAAGATTATCCATGAAAGCCTGCCAACCCTCCGGAGGCTCGTCCTTTAAATCCCCTTCCAAAATTTGATCAATCATCTTCTGTTGTTCAGGATCAAGCTTAATTTTGTTCTTCGCAAGCAGTTGATTCAGGCCGTCCCTTGCCTCATCGACATCGCCCTGCCTCATTATCTCGTTCTGTTTCTCTATGTCACCCGCTGCCTTTATGCCTTCATCGAGGAGATTTACGCCTTCCTCTTGTTGAATTTTCTTATTTTCCTCTGTAGTGATTTCCTGTAAGCCCTCTTCTGCCATCCTCTGGGATCGCATGGCGCGGAGCCTCTCCTCTTTCTGTTCGGCCAAAAGCTGCGGTATGGTTTTTTCTCTTATCCCTGGTTTCTTCTGCCTTTCTCCTAAACCTCTTATGGGAGGGGTAAAGCCCTCTGCATCTCTATCAAACTCTCTTACCTGCTCGCCTCTCTTATTGAATATATAGGCTGCGCTTACCGGGATTCTGCGGCCATCTTTCAGCAAAAGTTCCCATTTTCCTTGTTTGCCCTCTGCTATCTTTCCCTCGAGATTAAGTTCTTTTAGCGCCTCATTTAATCTCGCGTTACTGGCGATCCTCGGAGGAAGGGCCTTGTTGTTTTCAATAGCGTCTTTAAGATCGCTGACGAGATCCTTAAAAGCTTCGTCTTTTACTGGTTTCTTTGGCGCTACGGGTTCGACTGCTCTGCTTAATACCTCTTTAGCTACATCGTTAAAACGCTCTTTCCCTTCCGCGACGGCATTGACGCGCTCTCTTAACCATCCTCCATTCTTAGTTATAAATGGCGCTCTTGTCGTTTCCGGCAGCATTCCTAGTATATCGTTCTGATATTCGTCGGCGGTTTTTCCTGACACAGGCAATTTGGCCTCTGGAGTCGCCTCGCTCACACCTACTGTAGAAGCGCCTGTAGTGGTAGCTGTAGGCTGGAAGAACTCTTTTAATTTGCGTATTTCATCCTGCAAGGACTGGGCTTCAACATGTTTTTTGCTCTCAGCGATTCCGTTTATCTCTCTTTCAAGTTCCCTGCTTGGACCCGTAGCCTTAAGCGTCACGTTTAAATTCTGAGGAAGATCGCGCCCTGTTCTAAATGGCTCAAACTTACCATTCTTCCAAAATTCTAATTTCTCTCCTCTTTCGCCGAAAATCCTGGGGTTATCCCGTACAACACGGGCAAGCTCATCTATAGATAGATTCCGATCCATCCAGTGGTACTTCGCGTTATCGATGGCATCACCCTTACCCTCGCTAACTATAGTGAGCATCTTACCTAAGAACGCTCTCTTTTCGGCAGCGTCCTTTAGGTTCGTGTAGATATTTTTCAAAGAAGCATCAAAGTTGTTCGGGTTAAAATCCACATATTTACGCAAAAGTTCCGTAGTCTTTTCGGCAGGTGCCTGATACATCTCCGTTCCGGGAGTCATTTCTTTGGAGGCAAGGATCTTATTTATATCATCCGACACGCCTGCTCTCTGGGCCCTGCGGACTGGTATCCCTATTGTGTCTTCTATAAATGACTTCTGAGCCTCGTCGAAATCAGCTGAAAATCTTGGCTTCTTCACTTCTTCGACGTTAGCCTCCCTTAAGAGTTTCGCACGCTTAGAAATACTATCTTCAATAAGAGTCTGCTGTTGCTGGTCTTGACGTGCGGATAATGGAGAATACTTATCCTGCCAATCGGCATAACGAGAAAGCTCCGGGTTAAAAGCTGCGTCTACCTTTCCACCTGAAAAATACCTTCTTAGATTCTCTGTTTGGCCCAGATCCTTAAACCCACCCGTAAGAGCGCTTCCCGCAGGAAACGACATGCCTCCTGCCAAAGCATTTATGATCCTCTCCTGCATATCGTTCGCTGGCTCAGTAAGACCAAGCCCAGCGCCAAGGGTGCCTTCTGATATTGCTTTCTTCACCCACTCAGCATGTTTCGGCGAAACGTTTTGAAGGGCTGTTTTTAAACCCGGTATGGATTCGACAAGTTTATTTATCCCTATTCCGGCTGCTCCAAGAGTCGCAAATGTAAGAGCTGTCTGGCCGGCATTTCCAATACGGGACGAGAAGTCCTCTAATGTCCCGGGGGACTTTTCAGGTGATTCCATAGATCCGTAGATGGCGCCCACAGCAGCGGTCTGAGCAAGCGGGTTCTCAAGCTTGGTAAGCCAGGCAAGGTTTCTTAGTTTTGAAAGTCCTGTTAGAGCTTTGACGCCCCGCCCAATTAGACCTGCCGGAACAGCGATGCCGGCAAGAGTTCCCGTGCCCCGGGCGAACTTCTGGGCAAGAGTAGTAGGCTCGCCCGAAACCTCCGGCTTTACATGCAGAAATTCTGATACGTTTCGACCGGCTTCTTTATTGACTAACCCCACCGCGCTGCCAGCCAATGTAAGAGGCGAAGTAAGCGTAGATAGGAAACCGGAATAAAACTGTTCCATGGCAGGGTTCGGCAATACACCTTTAGGCCCGAAAGGATTTCCTTCTAAGAATTTATCTGATGACTTTGTGGCGGTGGCAGGCGCAAGCCCGGAAAAATCGAAAGAGCTGGGCGCTTCAGATGTTTTTGTCAGTCCTGAAAAATCATATTCCATCTACTCACCTTAGAAATTTGGATTCTTAAGCAAAAATGTGGACACATCTTCATCCGATCCCGCATAGCCCTTACTTTGCAATAAAGTTCTCGCTTTTTTAATCCGGTCTGTATTCGCGGTATTAGCCCCTTTATTCTTAGCGGTAAATAACGCTTTCAGTTTGTCAATAAGCCCTGTCTGCGGTGCGGCCTTGGGCGTAAACATGTAATTCATTGTCGGGCCGCCGGAGTTAACATCAAGCTGCGAAGGGATTAAGTCATAACCTGCTGTAGAGCCTGTCGCGTTATCCATCAGCCCTCCCATCTTGCCCAGCCAGTTAGCCTTCTGCATGGAGAGCATGGCGTCATAATAGTTCTTAAGCATCTCCGATGATTTACCTGTCTGCGCGGCTCTCTCCTCGCCCGTAATAGTCCTTAAGCCAGGGTATGAATTGGTCGTATTCTCGCTGGGCCCAAGCCATCCTGCGTTGATAAGCGCGGGAAGCATCGCGAGATTGAGCTGATCTGCTTTACCCTGTTTGTATTTTGATAGGTCTACCCAGCTTTGGATCATGGGAGTAATATTTCGTGACCAGTCTTGATATCCGCTCCCAGATCCAGGTATATACTCAATATTATTTGCCATATCTTTTCCTTTACTGATTTCCGTACCACCAGTTCGCCAGTTGCGAGGCTCCCTGGTTAGCCCACTTCCATGGTGCCGTCATTGTCTGCCCCATGCCGCTCATCCAATCACCTGCGAATTGCGCGGGGCTTTGCGAATAGGTAGGTGTCGATAAATTCATCATGGCAGTAGCCCTTGGAGAGACGTTACCTACGCTACCCGTGCCATAATTATTGATCGAGCTCATCCCCCAATTATTTAAAGGATTTGTCGTCGTAAGGGGAGAGTTCCAGGTATAATCGGATGGATTCATGAAACTTCTCATAAGATCCTGCGTTTGATTTACGTTCATGCCTGATGTGGTCGTCGCGTTTGTAGGCATCGCTGACATAAGCCATGGAACGGAGCTACCCATACTTCCTAGCATGTTGGAAACTGAATCCCAGGCGTTTTGCTCGTAAGGCTGCTGATACATGCCTACAGGAGTTCCCCAGGATCTCTCGTCCTGGCTTAACTGCATGGATAATTGAGGAAATTGATACGCCCCTGTTTCTTGAGCCTGATATCCGAGTTGCGATATATAATCGTCTATGGCTTTCTCTTGTTGAGAATATTTCTGAAGCTGAGAGCCATATGTCTTAGACGATGCCGCACCTCTTCCAAGACCTCTTGCCGCGTCATAAGCGGCAGTCTGGTTAAGGATACCCGGTTGAAACTGATCGCCGTAATATGCCTGGTTTAATCCCTGTTGCTGCTGTTTCTTGAGTAGTGGCGATATCCCTTCATACCAGGCCGGAAACTTTCCCTCCATTATGCGCTGTAGGTTCTGGGTAATAAAATCGCTCGTTAGCCTCATCCTCGGCTCACTGTAAGACGGCTGCTTGGGATAGATGATATCGTAGCCTCCGCCTTTCCTATTCTGATTGGCGAGCATTCCAGCACCGGCAGCGGCGCCTCCCGTTAAAGCCGTAATACCGAGCGCAAGAGCAAGGTCATCCACGCCGAACACATAGCGCTTGCGGTCTATTGGTTTAGGGCTTGGTACTGCCCAAAGTCGTCTCTCCATTCCTCTCCTTTAACTGTCCATATATCCGGTATATAAACCGTCCTTATAATGCAGCGTCCTTGTCCCGCCTCCCGGCTTGGCACAAGCAACGTTTTCCGTTTTTCCTTTGGTTCCATCTAGAGATATATATCTTCCGCTCTCGAGCTTCTGAAGGATATTATTCAGAACGGGCAGATCTTTTGCATCAAAGCCGGTGACTTTATCCACTTACGCTTATATCTCCTTTTAGCTCGATAAGCTGCTTCTCCAGGTCTTTCTTTTTCTGCGCCTCCTGGCCTCTACTTGCCTGTAAAGCCTGTATCCTCTGGTCGTAGTCATCAAGCATAGTGTTGATACGCGCTATCTGATCCTTTATAACTTCCACCCTATCCGATATTAGTTTCTTACTGCTATCGCTTACTCCCATAAAGCCTCCCTCTATATAATCGGCTCGCTCGTCATAACAACGCCGAGCTGTTTAATCTTAAAATCGTAAATGTCATTCTTGTACCATTGGAATCGAATAGCCCTGCCAAAGGCCGTATCCGGGAAGAACGACTCCCAGCGATGGGGATATGCACTCAAATCAATGCCGGCGAACGCATACGACGTTCCGTCGCCGTCATCGATGTCGTAACTTAAATCAAGATATCCTGCCGGCCCGATCCCGGCCTTCTCATGAATAGACACTATTTTTCGAAAGAGCTTATCCTGCAAAGGAAGATCGAAGTTGCGATAGCCGGTCCTGTAAATCATTTCGACGGTTGTTTCAGCGTTAGTCTGGACCTTATAGTAATCGAATTTAACGACGTAGCTATTTGCATAATATATATACGGGAACTCTGCATAGTCGGGCGCGTCAGTTGAAGTCATTTCCACTTTAAATTGAAAATATTTCAAATCGTTTGGATCCGTAGATCCACCCGTAGATACTATGGGAGAACCTGCCGGATTTGTTAAGGCCAAGCTCCAGGATGCTGCCTGACAAAGAACGTCGGTGGAAGCGTTCCTGGTATAGACACCCACGTCTCCATGAGCACCTAAATACTCATTCCAGTACATATTGCCTAGCTGATCCGCGGTAATATGCAATACCGGAGAAGTCCAAGTCGCTATCGGTAAGCCTATCCGAATATTATCGATGTAAACCACATTGCCGGAATCCGTATTGGTTAGCTTTATGGCGAATTTTATGATAGCGTTTTTGTTCGCGTCTGGTACGCCTGAGAAATCAAGCGCTACTGTCTCCCAGGTATTGGATGATGCAATAGGAACGTTGACGAGATTATCTGTTCCGGCACTTTCCCCCATACCGAATTGGAAGTTAGCGCCGGTTCTTAGCGAGTAGACATCTATTAATATCTTATCGTGGGTAGAAGCAGACAAGTCCATCGCTGAAACAGTCTTGGCAAAATACTGATTAAGTGTATCAGCGCCAGGCGGACATACTATCTTAAGTGAGTAAGCGCCATGGTTATATACGTTATCTTCCGAAAAACACTCCAAAAGATTCACATAGTCCGATGTGTCGGTAGACGCAGGTACCGTGCCGGTGCTATTCAAATAGTCGCATATAGGCAAAGTGTATGCCTGAACCTGAGAGATGGCTCCTATCACTCGAACGTCATGATCTGCCGAAGCATAAGAAGAGATATTGGCCCTTATAGCGGTTGTACCGGTCCATGCTCCGGTACCAGTGCCGGATAATGACACACCGTGTCCGCTTCCCCCGCCGCCGTCACTTGCGCTGTAGATAGTGCTCCACGTTCCGTTTTGTTGTAACTCTACTGACGCGCTGCCGCCTGAGTTTGGAGCAGAGCTGTAGCCGTCGGTATATCCGTAAGCGTATAGGCTGTAGACTATCTTCGCTATAGATGAGGAGCTGAAACTAGTCTGCGTAGTCCTGGAATCACTTAAATTCCCTCCGCCCTGATAACGGTCATAGCTTGCGCCAGGTACAGACCCCACGAGTTGTTCGAGAGTGCCGGAATTGTTGATTGTATTTGCCCTGAAATGTGCGAGTCCATTCAATGCCCCTGCCGCTCCTATCGTTATGATATACGCGTATATATCAGTGACACCTGTCCCCGAAATAGTAATGCTCCCGTTTATAGTAATCGTTCCCAAGCACTTGATCATGGCATCGCCTGGGACAGTAAGGATCTTGCCGGAATCTATTGTTAACGAGGTATAGTTGTATACGCCTGATGTAAGCGTCTCGTCGCTACTTACAATCTTAGCGCCATCCACTCCTGTGCCAAGATCGGGAGGGACCTTCTTCGAGGCGGTAGTTTGAGATGTGCTCCAAGCAGCTCTTGAGTCGTCGTTCGTAGAATATTCCATGCCATCGATTGTCTCCCTGGTAAGAATAGGACTTGTCTCAGAACCGATGACACTCGCGTCCCCATACGTACCTGTATCGAAGTCGGTCTTAGAGCGATAGTTAACCACATCAGGTCGTCTATCATATTTATAGACATATCCCGTAAGACTATCACCTGCGAAGAGCTGCCCTTCGTCCGTTCCGCCCATAGCGGATGCGAAACAGCTTATATTCACATAGCCGCCCGATCTGGGCCCACCCTTATCTATGCTCATCTGCTTATTTACCATGTCATAGATAAGGACTCTATCGTGATACTGATGGCCAAGGTTCGCGTCCGTATAGGCCGCTATATACATTCCCTGATGGTATATGGCCGCGGTGAGAGGAAGCCGTGCCGCGAGTATATTATTCCTTATCGAAAACTCGGTTATATAAGGCATGGAAAAATTACCGTTATAAATATAGAAGTAATCCCACCCCTCATAAACGATTCCGTACGGAGTAGTAACGATAGAATACGGCGAGGGACACCCTTGAGTAGAAACAATGTTCCCTAAAGTCCATGTATCAGGAGTGCCTGATACATAGTATGGACGGATGGAATTTTGTTTAAAGATGTGCGTCACGCCAAGATAGTTCGCTATCCCCGTTATCTCATCATTATCGCCTCCGCCTATGATGTCATAGGCGTCCGTTGCCTCTACAGTCGATAGATCTGTCGAAGCGGTAGGAATGTAATGAGGCAGATATTGCTCGGAATAATATATGGTATTAGGCCAGTTCGGATCGCATGTGACAAATAGTCTCTCCTGTTCCAGGTGCAGGAGCGCTCCCTTCGGCATATCATTATTCACGGCTGCCATAGTAGCGCCCAATGATCCATCGGCTATGTTGTCGGTATATGTCATAGTGGAATTATCGGATATGGTTGCAAGAAGCTTAAGAGTGGCGCCTCCGGCAGCGGTTCGGTAGATCTTTCTAGCCGTTGTGCCGGTAGGCCCTAAAGGTATATGGGAAAGGCTGACCTTTGTATGAGAGGCATTCGTGGTAACAGTGTTGCTTAAAGCCCCATTTATAACTTCATATCCTGATACAATAAATGTAACGGCGTAGTAATGCGCCCCGGCTGTTACGGATCCGCCTGAATCAGTTACTAACGCAGTCTTGCATGAGCCAAGCTCCCAGGCTACAACGCCATCAGTTTGAATAATATTATCCTGGCCTGTGGAAACTATACAGAGGTCTTCATAGGTAACCGCCGAGAAGCGATACCCGCTCGAAGATGAAAATGTATGGATCGTTGAGAACGTGCCATTTGAATCGTTTCCTACGCGAAGATTATTGCCGTTTATTTGAATAAGATATTGGCTGCCTGTAGTTGTGTAATATCTGTATATAGACTGAATGGGATCGGAATCCGCGGACGCATTATAATAGGCTATCGTACTTCGCTTAGTAACGCTACCCACCTCAACATTAAAACGGCAATTCTGCGCTATATCTCCCCTGTTGGTAAGGGACAAGTCTTTCGTAGCGGTATCCTGACCCTCAAAGTTTTTTATGAAAAATACGTCTTCCGGTTTTCGTAATCCCTGATAGCTGCCCATTAGACATTCCTATAATTTTGCATCACTATCTCTTCGTCTTCTTTGTTGGTTTTCTCGATCAAGTAAGCTTTGATCTTATCGAAGTATTTTGACCAGTGGTCGTTGGCGAGATCCCCATATCCCCTCGATTCGAAACCCGTGGCCACAACCCAATCTATTACCGCTGGATGCAGCAGTCCCGCGAGATCGAGATCCGGAATACTCGAATCACTCGACATCACAGTCGGCTTAGAACAATAATCGACTCTTGCGTAATTCGTCCCGGCGCATACAGCGTATGGTTTCGGGTAAAACTCGAACATATCTTCGTCCATATCTTCTATGTATAAGAAGGGCTGGGAAGCCGACGTGTTGGGCCAGTCCGGATATTGGACATTAAGGGATTCTTCGGAAATATAATCGACCTTATGCCATTTGGCATCTATTGAATCGTAAATCCAAACTTTCCCTAGTATACGCAAGCAGTTGGGGAGTATCGCGGATACGGCATAGCGCGCGGTGTTTGCCAAAGTCGTAAACATTCCTTGAGTCTTCTTAAGCTTCGCCCTCCAGACGATGTCCTTCTGGGCATCTTCCATCCAGCCGTTGATCTCGGCGTCCGTCCAGAAGACCCCTGTCGTCTCGCCAAGTTTCTTACGAGATCTCTGCCTTATATCCGCTCTAGTCATAGTTATAGGTCCCACAAAATGGACAGCCTAATACCGACGAAGTGTCCGCTCCGTTATAAATGGTTACTCCTTCCCGCACAAAACTTGTCGCCGCAGCACGGGTGTTGCCCTCCCCTACGCCCTTCACATGCCTTTTCTTATTCATTGGAAACCCACACTTCTTACACCTGATATATGAGTTTTCAGGATAGCTTCCATCGTTACGGTTCCTGCCATGTGTCGTAACATCACAATCGATGGCCTGACCATATTTATCCGGGTGAAGGTTCATGTTCTCACCTCAAAAGGCCGGCTATCCATTTGATTACTTCAGGAGCAGCATTACCGACCAAAGCGCCGATCACTCCTGATGCCAGACCTATCTTCCAGATGCCTGACCGCAGAACTTTAACTTCCTGCTCCAGAATAACCAACCTGTCGCGCCATCCGCCTGGCCCCTCTCCTTCGGTAACGTGATTACAGACTTTGTCCTTTATATACTTAATATCTGTTTTTATTACTGCTATATCCGCTACAAAGGTTATGTGGTAATCACAAACTTCACTTGCCATCTTCTTTTTCCTTCTTAGGCTCCTGTGGCTCTTGCGCCTTGGCAAGCTCCTGCGCTATCTTTGCCTTTACCTCACCTATCTTCCCGTTGCTAGGGATCATTAAAGTCCCTAATATCTCCGCCTGAACCATCAGACGGCCAAGTTCCGCATATAACTTTTCCAACATGCAACACCCCTCCCTTCGTTTCTTATATCGAACTTACGGCTAATTTATATGTCGTTCCATTTAGCCTAACCCTGATCTCGTCCAAATCGGTCCTATGCCATATATCTCCATCAGTTAGAGAGCCAGGATCTGACGTCGAGCCACTAAGAGAAAGCGTCATGTCTATCTTAAAACCGAGAATGTTTGAATCCTGGCCCGAAAGATGGAAGTAGTCGTCGCCATCATCTACCGCAAACTTGACGTATTTAACTGCGCTTGCGGCGGTGATATAATTATATATTTTTATATTGGGACTTTTACCGCTACCTATCTGATCGAAGAAAAGGGCACTATCGCTGCCGGTCAGTCCTCCTGGGAGGATTTCAAGTCCACCGAAATTCTGCATCAATACTTCAGCGCCTGCCGACTGCCAATAATCAGATCGTATGGTGCTGATGTAGCCGTATGACACGTTATATATAGTCTTATTGTTGAAATATACGTTGCTATATATATTGACAGCGCCAGATGTCCCGCTACCGGTCGCAGTTCCGGCGGTCAGATTGATGTTACCGCCATTTTTGTTAGTTCCTACACCGTTTGCAGCGGTTATTACGATATCTCCACCATTCGCAGTTGTTCCCGCTTCTGTTTGTATAACAACTCGGCCCGAATGCGAATAGTCCATGCCGTTATAATTGCCGCGCCGACCGGATAAAGTAAGATCCCCTGCACTGGTCATAGTCGGAGGATAGCCAGGTTGTATAGTCAACGCTCCTCCTGTCACGGCTTGATTGTGTTTTACAGTAAGCAGTACCGATCCGATGTTGGCGAAGATGCTCAAGCCCGTATAACCGGACCAGCT